AGAAGATGGGATCTTGGTTATTCAAGAACAGCACAATTGTTAAAAGAAAAATGTGATTGTGAAAACAAAAGAATAGGAAAAGAAAAACTATCTGTGTTTGTTGTAAAAGAGTTTGAAAAAAAGAATGAAGAGTATAAACAAAAACAGCTAACAGAAGAGGCACCATACTAATGAAAACAATTGTATTGGGACCACCAGGAACAGGTAAGACTACAACTTTGTTAAACAAAGTAGATGATTATTTAAAACATACAGACCCAGATAAAGTTGGCTACTTTGCATTTACACAAAAAGCAGCGTACGAGGCAAGAGAAAGAGCTGTGAAAAAATTTAATTTAGGAGAGGATGATCTACCATACTTTAGAACGCTACACTCTCTAGCATTTAGAAGACTTGGCATTAAAAAAGAAAACGTAATGCAACGTAGACATTACATGGATTTAGGAAAGAGAATAGGTTTTCCTGTAAACTATGCTGTGTATGAAGATGATCACTCAGGTATCTTTACATCAGATAGTGAGTATTTAAGAATTATTAATCTTGCTAAACTTAGAAACATAACACCAGAACAACAATATGATTTAAACGAACATAATCAAGAACTTGAAAGAGATAAGTTAAAGATCATATCAGCAGAGTTAGAAAGATATAAAAAAGAACACAACCTTATAGATTTCAATGACATGATAACGGAGTTTACAAAGTCTGATGCGGCTGTACCAAAGTTTGATGTTGTATTTATTGATGAAGCACAAGACTTATCAAACATGCAGTGGGATATGGCAAAAACTATTTGGCAAAAAACAACAGATTCTTTTATTGCAGGTGATGATGACCAAGCAGTATTTAGATGGGCAGGAGCGGACGTGGATTCTTTCATAGCACAGGAAGGACAAATGCTACCTTTGCAGCAGTCTTACAGGATTCCTGCAAAGGTACATGGGTTAGCTATGGGTATAATAAATAAAATAAAAAATAGAATAGATAAAACTTGGCAACCAAAAACACATCAAGGATTTTTATCAAGATACTTTGACTTTGAACAAGTTGATATGTCTTCAGGTGAATGGTTGGTATTAGCAAGAACTAAATATATGTTGGATCAACTAGAACCACATTTATATTTAAATGGTTATTACTATCAAAACAAATTTAGAAAAACACGTGAACACAAACTACATGCAGCAGCTGTAGATTGGGAACACTTACGTCAAGGTCAATTGTTAAAGTATGATCAACTAGAAAACATATCATCATACATAGACTCTTGGGATAAGAAAAAAATGAAAGGTATGGCTAAAGAATCTTTTTATGGTATTGACCAATTGAAAAGAGACTACGGATTAAATGTAGACTCTGTTTGGTTTGAAGCATTTAATGGTGCACCAAAAAGAGATGTAGATTATTTAAGAAAGATGAGAAAGAACGGAGAAAAGTTAAACGAAGCACCACGTATAACTTTGTCAACTATACACGGTGCGAAGGGTGGTGAGTGTGAGAATGTTGTGTTGCTTACAGATTTAAGTTTAAACACAATGAAGTCATACGAACAAAACCCAGATGATGAGAATAGATTGTTCTATGTTGGTGCAACACGGACCAAGGAACATCTACACATTATAGAACCAAAACAAAGATACAAAGGATACAATCTATGACAAACAAAGATATTTTTAAAGAATCAACATATGATTCTTTAGAAAAGCAGGTAGGCGGGAAACACTATAAAAATTTTCGTATACAGCCTGCACACTTTATAAACGAAAACAAATTGCTTTTTGCAGAGGGTAATGCTATAAAATATATCTGCAGGCACCAGTCAAAAGGGAAGGAAGAAGATATCAAGAAAGCAATACATTATTTAGAAATGATACTTGAGAGAGATTACTCATGATACAAAAACCATTATTCTCACCACAAGTAGAGTGGTTACCACCTACTGAATTTCCTGACTTATCAAAGTATGATGAGATAGCAATTGACTTAGAAACTAAAGATCCAGAGTTAAAAACTATGGGATCTGGATCTGTTACAGGTAGAGGTGATATAGTTGGTATCGCTGTGGCTGTAACTGACTGGGCTGGATATTATCCAATAGCACACGAAGGTGGTGGTAACATGGACTTTAGAATGGTTCTAAAGTGGTTTCAGGGTGTATTAAATACACCTGCTGTTAAGATATTTCACAATGCTATGTACGATGTATGCTTTATTAGAGCTGCAGGACTAAAAATAAATGGTCAAATCGTAGATACCATGATTGCTGGCTCTCTCGTGGACGAGAATCGCTTTCGTTACGATTTAGGTAGTATGGGTCGAGATTACCTCGGAAAGGGCAAAAACGAGTCTATTTTGGCCGAAACAGCCAAAGAATGGGGCATAGATGCTAAGTCTGAGATGTATAAATTACCTGCAATGTATGTTGGTGAGTATGCTGAAAGAGATGCTGAGATGACTTTGGAGTTGTGGCAAGAGATGAAAAAAGAAATCTACGCACAAGACATAGAAGATATATTTAAATTAGAGACAGAACTTTTTCCTTGCCTCGTTGATATGAGATTTTTAGGAGTGCGTGTAGACGTTGAAGCAGCAAATCAATTAAAAGGCAAATTACTAAAAGAAGAAAAAGAGTGCTTACAAAAAGTAAAAAAAGAAACAGGAATAGATACCCAAATATGGGCTGCTCGATCGATAGCGCAAGTTTTTGAAAAACTTCACCTACCCTTTGACCGAACCGAAAAAACAAATTCTCCATCTTTTACTAAAAATTTTTTACAGAATCACCCACACCCTGTTGTTAAATATATTGCACGTGCAAGAGAAATAAATAAATCGCACACAACATTTATTGATACCATATTAAAACACTCACATAAAGGAAGAATACACGCAGAAATAAATCAATTAAGATCAGATGTAGGTGGCACGGTCACTGGTAGATTTAGTTATTCTAACCCAAACCTACAGCAAATACCTGCACGAAACAAAGAACTTGGACCAATGATTAGAAGTTTATTCATACCAGAAGAAGGTATGAAGTGGGGTGTATTTGATTACTCACAACAAGAGCCAAGACTAGTTGTACACTACGCAGCATTACAAAATATGTATGGTGTTGGAGATGTATTAGATGCTTACAATGATTCTAGTGTAGACTTTCACCAGATCGTAGCTGACATGGCTAACATACCAAGAAGCCAGGCGAAGACAATCAATCTAGGTTTGTTTTATGGTATGGGTAAAAATAAACTACAAGCAGAGCTGGGTGTAAACAAAGAGACAGCTGAAGATTTATTTAAACAATATCATTCACGTGTACCATTTGTAAAACAATTAATGGATAGTGTTATGTCAAGAGCACAGGATCGTGGACAGATACGTACTCTGCTGGGTAGACTGTGTAGGTTTCACCTGTGGGAGCCTAATCAATTCGGTATACATAAACCATTGACTCACGATGCAGCACTCGCGGAACACGGACCAGGGATCAAAAGAGCTTACACATACAAAGCTTTGAATAGATTGATACAAGGATCTGCAGCTGACATGACCAAGAAGGCGATGATAGAACTACACAAAGAAGGTATTACACCACATATACAAGTGCATGATGAACTTGATATATCTGTAACAAATGAGTTAGAAGCTGCTAAAATAAAAGATATTATGGAGTCAGCTGTTGACTTAGAAGTGCCCAACAAAGTGGACTATGAATCTGGTCCTAATTGGGGTACAATAGAATGAGGATTTATGGCTTATTTAAATGGAAACATACCTGTAGAATACGCACAAATTAGGAGAGAGTATTTATATGACCTTAAAAAACATCATGGAGAAGTTGAGGACTGCATTATCTTCGGCGTTACCTGTATTACTGGGCGTGCTTTACTATTTCATG